CCTTTAACGGACTTGGAGCAGTCGATGCAAGCGGTAGCGCAAGGTGTCTTCACATCTGCGTCAGGCTTCTCGGAGTCAGTAGACCAGCAAACTGGGCTGACTTTTTGACCTTCTTGGTAGGTGGCATCGTAGAACATGCGGGATGCTTTGTGTGCCATCTTGACAAAGATGACGTTCATGTAGCGGTCTTCAATCTTGCCGATTTCTTTACCGCCAGCATACTTACGGAACACGCCGCCCTTAATAGAGATGCGTTTGTTCTGACGCGCCCCGCCAGCTACGGCAAGGGTATCTTCATCCAAGCCCTCGATGGGAGCCATTACTGAGCCACTAAACATGGTTGCGAGATCATTACTCATTTGAGTTTCCTTTGTTACTAAACTTACTAATTGGAGGGTTTACGCACGACTACCGTGAATTCCCTCATTACATTCACACCGGGAGGCAGACCCTCGTCTTTCCTATCAGCGATGAATTCCTTGAAGTTGCCTTGATGGATACGTCCTTCAAACAACTCCGGTGCTTCGTGCAACATTACATATTTACGGAACGAGTCCCCGTCAGCTATGGTGTAGCGTTCGGTCAGCCTACGCATGACTGTTCCAAAAGGTGTACTGATGCTCTTAGCGTTATTCGTATTGCAGGTGTCAAGCATTTGCGCTTCGAGTGCCTTCATATCATTGAGCAACTCTCCGTTCCTTGCCTTCCACTCAGATTCAATTCTTTCACGTTCGGTTCTTATTGTCAAGTAAATCTTGACTAATTCACCAAGACTTACGTCTTCAATTTCTTCGACTTCCATCATATTCCTATCTCCTGTTTGTATAACTCGACCAGCCCCTCGTGCAAATTGACCTTGTTCTGAAGCATCGCGTAGATTTTGCGTTCGGCCTCCGACCCTTGCAGGTGGACGACTGTCATGCTGTTCTTCTGCCCCACGCGATCAATACGCGCTATGCACTGCAAGTAGGTTTCCACGGACATAACAGGCGACCAAAACACGACTGTGTTAGCGGCTGTTAATGTCACCCCATGCGATGCTGCTTGTGGCTGGATAACTAAGACTCGTGGATTTTCTTGCGTTTGAAATCGGTTAATGATCTCTGAACGCCCCGTTGCGGAAACGGCACCGTTAATTATTTCATTGGCTACTCCTTGCTGGTTTAAGAATCGGGATACTAATTCGATGGTATGCGTGAAGGGCACGAACACGATGACCTTGTGTTCTGTCTCCTCCAGTACTTCCATCAGCGCGTTAAGGCGGGGGGATACGTCAAACTCCACCACCTCTTTTGTGTCGGTGTACATAGCGCCACCGGATATCTGCAACAACTTGGACAGCATTGCCGCCGCATTGACTGCGCTGATCTCTTCCCCTGCCGCCTTGATAAACAGTTGGTTCTTCAGTTCCTTGTAGTAATGCTTTACCTGTGGGGTCAACGGAACTTCGCGGGTCTGGTACATCAGTTCGGGTAAGTCTAGGCAGTCGGCTTTGGCAAATCGAATGGCAGGTTGCAGGGCGTCAAACACTTGCTGCTTGGCATCGCTCTTTGGAACCCACTTGAAACGTGAGATCGGCAGCATTACTTTATCGCGCCATGCCCCGAAGAACTTGGGTACACCTCCGGGGTTTATCAGCTTCGCCAAGCCGAACGCATCCAATGGTGACTGCGACGCAGGTGTGCCTGTGAGCATCCATAAGCGAGTCGTAGGGGTGATGATCTTAGCCAAGGTCTTCCAGCGTTTTGTCGATACTGTTTTATATGCGTTAGCTTCGTCAATTACAATAAGGTCAAACCCTAATTTACCTATTTCTTCTTGGACTGTACCTACACCGTCGAAGTTGATTACGACAAACTCGTACTCTCCCTCAAGAATCTTTTTGCGCCTGTTGGCATCCCCGTGGGCCACTGCTACGGTTCTGTGCATGGCTGTTTTGAAAATGTCGGCTTGCCATGCTGAGTACATGATGGACAGTGGGCAAATGACCAGCACCCTTTTGACCAGCTTCTGCGACATGAGGTAGTCTGCCGCCCATATCACTGATGATGTTTTCCCTGTCCCTGCTTCGTTGAAACAGAAGGCCCTGTCGCGCAGCGCTAAGTACGATGCTGTAACTACTTGATGAGCGAAGGGGGTGTAGAGTCCGGGCCAACTGTACTGCTTGTCCATTGGGTTAGGAGCATCTCCATAGAGACGCACAAGACGCTGCATTTCCTCAACGCCCCAGTAGACGACTACATCTGCGTTTACTCCGTCATCCTTTAGGACTTCGCATCGGTCTATGTGCCCGATCAAGAATTGTAGGTCTGCTGATGGGACCGTCATTCTTACTACTGTGTCATCTACTACATTCATTAACTATCCTTTACTGTATTTAACAAGACCCCTTACGGGGGTCAATCGGTCAAACCGACGTGCCAAGGAGAAAGCACCTGCACCGTTTGACTGACACGGTTAAGGGAGTGCAAACCTCCCGCTGCCCACTCATGCCTTACGGCAGTTATTACTTTTTGCGTTCGCGCTTGCTTGTCTCGGATACCAACGCGCCTGATGCGCTTCGCTTAAACGAACGATTCTTAGCTGCGCTCTCTACGCGCACTCCGTTTGCGTTTTTGCCACCTGTAGATAAAGCCTTGACGTGTGCAACATCTTTTCCTTCGCGTTTGTCAGCCGTGCCGTTTCCGTTTTTGTCGGCTCCAGTTTTGTCAATAGCGCGTCTAGCGCGTTGGCGCTCCATTCGATTGGCGAGTTCGCCTCTAGCTTTTTGCTGTTCATATTCTTTTTTGTATGGTCGGGGTTTAGTTACGTAGGTCATCGTCTTTCCTTGTAGTTCTCGCAGGTTTTTACGGGACACCAGCCGCAAAGCGGAGTTCGATTTGGGTTCCATATGCCTGTGTCGTATGAAGACTGCATACGTTGAAGGTCGGGTCTGAAGTGGCCCCAAAGTTCCTCAACTTGACTTCGCTTGTATGACTCGTCAACAAAGCTATTTTGCACTATAAACAACAGCCCCGCCTTGATATTCTGCACCTCGGGGAAGTGAGCAAAGGTCATCAGCGCCATCAGCTTTAACTGTTTTGGGTCAGGGTATTTGTTGCTGCCCGTCTTGTAGTCAATAATGTATGCGTCTTCACCATCCACGATAAGCAAGTCAACTATCCCCCGCACCCAACGCGCTGGCTCAGAAAAACCGCAGGGTGTGCAGTCGGGCATCAACGCCATCTCGTACTCGGGGTATCGCGTACCGCTTATCTCCATCAGGGAGTCTAGTGTTGGCTTGAAGTGGGCATAGTTCTTAACCAGCGGCTTGCCCTCACCAACGTAGTCCTCACAAGCCTTATGCACCTCAGTGCCAAAGGTCATCTGATGCGTGGTCTTCTTAACGTAGTTCTTCAGAATCTTGACTTCGTTGTACTGCCGAGGGCAGTTCACGTAATCTTTTAGAGCCGAATATGACCAAGTGAAACTCATTGTGTGTCCAGTTTAATTTTACTTATTCTACAGCTTGTTTTGGCGTTTGTGCAACTTTTTTTTCTTCGGGCGGCAATCTAAATTCCCAAAAACCATCTCTATGACTCCAGCGTTCCCACGAGAAGTGAACATCGCGTGTCTGTGTGTTGATGTACTTCCACAGGACTCGCATTAGCAATCACCATAGCTTTTTCCGACATTGGCTTCACAGGCTACGGGTAAACCCTTAGCCCAGTCAGGTGGCGTAGACATGCGCTCGACGATATATGCAAGAGCCTCAGTTTGCTCCTCTTCCCTGACTACGACAACCGCCGCATCATGGACGGTCAGCTTAACAGGGTAGCGTTTATGTATCTCGATCATCTGCTGCCCAACAACAATTCGCGCCAAGGCTTGCACCACGTTCTCTACCAGCGCACCACCCCACAGACTTACAGGGCCCTTACGAGAAGCGTATATGTATTGGCTTTTAGATTCTTCAGTGTCTAGTTTGAGGTCGGGGTATCGTATATACAAACCGTTGGGCAACCGTATGCCTTCCTTCGTTACCATCAGGCACTTGTTCTTCCCATACCAAAATGGCTTGGTCTTGCCCCAGTTTGCTAGGTCTTTGATTGCTTTGTCACCATCTTTCCAAAGGTCAATCACCTTATCGTTGCTGTCACGGTATGTATTAACAAACTCTTTAGCTTCGTCCTCAGTAACGATAGCTCCCGGCGGGCTTGTCTTAAGCGTGTGCTGAAGTTTTATTGCGCCAGTACCGTAGCCTAGCCCCAAGATGCAGGTCTTGCCTACGAATCGTTCGACTGGGTTTGCTTTACTGATGGGGCGATCATATATTTTGGTTGCAAATACTGAGTAGACATCCTCGCCCTTGCGAAACTGCTCGATAACATCATTCTGTCCTGCCAGCCAAACGAGGATACGCGCTTCAATCTGAGACGAGTCGCAGTTGATGACAACGTAACCATCGGGCGCAACCACCGAGTTCTTGAGAGCCTTTTTCTTTTTATCTCGACTAGGGAGGTTTTGGAAGTTGACTTTATCCATCCCTGCCCAACGCCCTGTGTGCGCACCGTAGTATTTGAGAGGTATCGGTAGCCGCCCCTTGTTGCGCTTTCCGATGTCAATGAATCTTTGGACTCGTGACTCTTCGATAGTGGATTTGGTACCCAGTCGAACAGAGCATAGCTGCTGTATGTACGGGTCTTCATGCTCAGTAAGCGCCAAAAAGCCCTCATCGTTCTTAGCCAGTGCATAGGTTTGCTTCCCTGTAGTTTTGCTTGGTTTCATTGGGCATTTGACGCCGTTCTCCTCCAGCACCGCAGCGAACTGCTTGTTACTAGCGAGTTTCTTACGCACTGCTTCCTCGGTGTCGCACTCCATCCGCCCCATCAAGCCGCGCAGTACGCCTTGCTTCTCTTGCTGCACTTCCTCTAGTCGTTCGATCAACAGCGCATCGTCAACCTCAAAGACAGGCTCGGTGAACATACGCAGGGTCATGTCAATCAGGTCAAGTTCGGCTTGCGGGAACTCGCTCGACAATTCTTGGAACAACTTAAAGGTAAGGTCTACGTCATTCTTGCAATACTCGCCGTACTTCGCTAACTCATCAGGGGCGAAATCTTTGAGGCGTTTGCCTTCAGCGGCAACTACTTCATCGCCCTTCTTACCAAGGTTGTAACGCTCGGCTAACTTGGCAAGCGAACCGCCAGCCTCGACGCCGTGTATTGCCCTAGCCATGCTCAAGGTGTCAAGCAGGTACGCGGGTTTGATACCGAACCGCCAGCTAAGAATACATCCATCGAACAGCGTGTTATGACAGAGAAGCGCCGATCCCGCCCAGTCATAGGAGTTAAGGTGGTCAGAGATTTCCTTAGCGGAACCCGAGAACCACGTCTCCGCGCCGTCATTGACCTTTACTCCAACGCCTATGACTTCAAAACGCGAGTCCCGAACGTACTCTTCCGTTGTCTGCGTCTTAAAGCCGAGTCGTTTCTTACCATCGTAGTACGACTCAAAATCGAGTGTGATTAGATTCAAAACAATGCACTCCAAATGCCGTTGCCTTTGCCTACTAAGCCGCCGCTTGGATAGGGGTTTTGCATGGCGTTCCTCGCCCTGTCACTCATCGCCATTTGTTGTTGCGCGGCATACTCCGCTTTGTTCTGCGGATGTTCGTCTAACCATCCTGTGTTAAGAGTATTGCCTGTAAGCCTACCAGTATTAGTACCCTCTGTTACCTTTAACAGTTCGCGTTCGCCCGCTAATGTTGCAAGAACTTCTCCATTGAAGAAATCCATCTTTGCTTTGTTGTAAGCATCTTTAATAGCTGCCTTGTCTTCGTTGGGTAAACACTCGGTCAATTCCATTATTCTTGCCCATTTGGAAAGCACACCATTCTCAAACTCTTCGGGGTGAGTGTTCATGCGCTCAATCAAAATTTCTGTTCCTATTTGCATTGCCTAATCTCCAAAAATTAAAGAACTGGTATCAAGATAGCGTCCCACGTGGTAATGGAACGCTATCTTGAAGTTTTACTTACCTGACTTTTCAATCTCGCGGTTGAGATACCACTGTGCTTTCTTGAGGTTCTCCAAGCGGTCGCCTTTGTGGTCGGCACGTGACGTATATTTAAGTACATTCCCACGTAGGTAGCCACGGTACTCTTCTGCTGTCAGCTTGGCTTCAATGAAGTCAATAGTCTCGATACCGCCTACCTTATAGTGGGCAGGGTTGATGTTGTCGGTAGCGTTTAGTTCTGCCTCTGTCGGGCCGCCAGCTAAGATTGATTGTCCGCTAGTAGTTACAGATACGGTCTCAAAACTTTCGGGGCGGCTACCCTGCAAACGTATTTTGAACTTCCATGTCCCATCACGTTGCTTATTCATACCCAACTTTTTACGTGCGTTTGACAATAGGTTATATGCGTACACCTTAGACACACCAACTTGACTGGCGATTACGTCCGCTGTGATGTTTGGCGATTTAATCAAAGCCTTTTTCACACGTGTTAAGTTACTCTCTTTACTCATTTGCCTTCTCCTTTTTGGTTTGGCGTTTCACTGTTGCGGATTCAGCCCTATGCTGCTCCCGCGCGTCTTGCATTAAGTCTGCAAGTTCATAAGCCATAGCTGGAATCTTAAAAGGGTCTTGTCCCCTCATAATCAATCCAATCATGGCAAATCCTGCGTGTAAATCACGCCTATTACTTTGGTCTTCTTCATCGGTCATTCAAGCCCCCTTAACAATTCATTTAGTTCACCGTAGTTATCTTCATTAACCACGAATGCGTGACCCCCTCGCTTACGAATCCTGTCTATGTGTTCGAGTTGTAGCGCGGTAGGCTTGTTTGTGCCTGACTTAGCCTCCACACCAATGAATACTCCCTTATGGCAGATAACAAAGTCAGGTACACCTGCGCTCCCAAAACCCGTGCCAATGGGCATGGTGAAGTAGGCATCGTGTGCTTTAAGAATCTTCTTAATAGCCTCTTTAACTTTTCCTTCGGGCGTCATGGCTTTACTTTCTTTACTTTCTTTTTTGGTCTAGGGCAATCTTCGGGCGGTACAACAGCGCACCACACTGCATGGGGCGGCTCATTGGATACTGGAGTCCACCTATCAATGTATGTATCAGGCATCTCCCCCAAAGCGTTCCTGACGGAGTCAGGTTTCAGTTCGAGTCGCTCAGATATCTCAATAGAGGTAAGTCCATCGTGGTACTGATGTAGCAATCTACGTATCAGTGGATGCTTAGATACACTCATTGCGCCACCCCTTAATCGGTCGGATAAAACCCGCCATAGGTAATCCTGAATGTCCAGCTAATCGCACTGGCTCGTCAAAAAATACCCGCTTGCGTAATGAGTCAGTACTCTCGTGGAAATGTTCAGGGTACTGTGTGCGTAAGTTATCTATAAACTCGTTAAGTCTGATGTTTACCGTCCCCTGATAAGCCCCGCCCATCTTCGGGCGCACTAGGTCTTTCAACCTTGTTTGTTGGTATTGTGTAAGCATGATGTTCCTTTAGGTTTTATACCCACGGCTCGGAAGTTTGAACGCGTCCATCGCACCGGCACGAATAGGCTCGGGCTTCGGCGGTGTATATATTTGCCCATCTTTCATGTGATTGAAAGTGCGCGGCTGCGCTAGGGGTTCTATCTTCTTCATTAGGT